ACTTTGGCTGCTGTTTTGCGAGTAACAATACGGCCATTGGAAAGCTCAAACTCATGCTTTGCGCCTTTAGCTTCTTTGCCAGCTTTTTGTTTAAGTTCATCATGCGACCAGGCTTTACTTGGCGCTTTAATAACTTTGCCGTTTTTTTCCTTAATTGCCGGAACAAGCACTTTTANCTTAGTAGCCATTATTTAATCCTTACTATTTTGTTGCGTTTAAGAACATTCTCATATTCTATTTTTGCCTTATCGTCTAATTTACGCAAAGGCAGTTCTTGGTAATACTTGTATTTTGCTTGATATTCTGGCAATTCAGATGGTCTAACCCATCCATATTGNTTAATCCANCGTTCTTCAATATTTGTACCACTTGGGGACCATAAATATTCGTTCATTTTTACTCCTGTAAAAGTTTAAAAATAACAATCACGACCAAAACNATTAATAANAAATGAAGCATTACCTTCCCCCAGTTACCAATGACTTTAATTGTCTAAATTCATCAATTCTATGTTGCATAGGNTGNGGTTCAGGTCGATATATCTTAAATAAATAAAGGTTCTTTTTCATTTATTTGCTCAAAAAGGAACGTCATCTAATGCTGTAGCGCTATGAGTTGCTTTGCCTTCTGGCTTATCTTCAGGAACATTCAAATAGCACCATAAAGACCATCTTTAAGACCTAGCAAAGGTATCATTTCTAACTTCATCATCAAATCCCCTTTTTTGGTTTTGGTAACAATACCAATGGTTTGATAGCGTTTTTTAGTAGCTCCAGCTTGGTCTACATACTCTGAAACTGCTGCTTTTACATAATATTCAATACCCATGATTACATTCCTCGCATTAGATTAACTTCAATTTCTACTTCATTCAAGAACTTCTGTATTTCCGACTCTATTTCTGCAATATAGGAGTTATCCCTATTAATGCGTTTAATAAACAACTTACTACGTTCAGGCATCCTTGGGTCATAAGAAACAAAATCGCACCATTCTGCTCCAGTACAGGCCATCTGGCTTTGCATCTGAATAATGTACTTGCCTTGTGGTTCGCCTGATTTAATCGTAGCCCAATGCGTAGCAGAATTAGGGCATTTAATCTCAATAAGACCTTTTCCTACTAAGCCATCTGGACTGCAACCAAACCATTTAATGCTTGGATGTTCTACAAACGGCACTTGGTCAACAAAGTTACCTGTAGCAACTTCATAAGCAACCCTAGCTTGTGGTTCTGTTTCTGTACCCCATTGCATGAATGAATTGGAGTAAGATTCTTCTATAGCCCCTGTAACTCGCTGAATAGCTAATTCGATAAGATAGTTAGCTCGACTTGCAGAGGGACCTGTTTTTGTCTTTGCAAGCACATCTGCCACTTTTGAGGCTGTAACTTTACCTAAACGCAACTGTAACCAGGCATCGCTACCTTGCTCAATAGTTGCTGAAATTCTATCTTCAGTAGTAAATGTAGTCATTTAATATATCCTTCAATTATTTCTAATGATTGTTTAGCCAACATTAATTTATCTTTTAATTCTTCTATTTCAGCTTGTTGCTGGCGTAGCATGGTGGCTGCTTTGCCAACTAAATGTTCAGATGTATAAGATTCTTCTCTTGATTTATCCAATTCATCAGCTAGTTCATTTGCGTTCATGCTAATTCTTCTTTTTTGACATCTTTAGCTTTGCTGATTAACGCTACAGAGTTTTTATCGTTTTGTAAGGCTTTATAAGCACTACTGTAAGCATTTTTAAGTTCTTCCATGCTTGCACATTGACTTATGGTTTCAACCCATTCCTGAGCTTCTTTAGTTAAATCTACAATATCTTCTTCAGGAATATCCTCACCGGCATAGATATAAAGTCCAAGACCAAATAATGAGATTGTTTTAACCAAACAACGCATCATGGCCGTATTAACATCCATTGCATTAGGATTAGCAATGGCTTTGTTTTGATTATTAATTACTGGCATCTGGCAAGTCATGGTTTTGCCAAAAGCAGTTACTGAGCAAAAAACCATCAATGATTCAGCAAAATAAACAGGCTCGCCATAAGTCCAAGTTGCTTGTGGGTCTTGTTGCAATAGTTGGTCAACAGCCCATGCCCAAGAAAGATATGTGAACTTACCCTTTTTTTCAGTATGTTCATTAACATTTATTTTGCGTAGTTCTAAAAATTTAGTCATCACTTATTCCTTAATATTGTTGGGTAATCATACGAGTTGCGTANTATTCATTGTATTCATAAGACAAATTCCACAATTTACGACCTAATGCNTCAAAATCNCGTTTTTCAAGCATTTCTTCTATTTGNGCTATAACTTCAGCATCTTGAGTAGCAGAAAAGGCTTCATTAAAATTGCCCCATTTACAAGGATTAAACTCATCTTTCATAAGTTCTGCAATTTCCCATTCTTGTTCTTCAGAAGCCTGGTCATCGTATGGTGCTTCATAGTAGGATTCAAGTTTTGACATAATTAAAAGCCTCCCAAGATTGCATAACCAACCATTGCGCCAAGAACTATGCCAGTTGCTACTAAAGCTGCCAACTCAATAAATTTAGATTTCATTTTTACTTCCCTTCATCACTTGTTGAACTAGACTCCACTATACCATAAAAACCACTTAACAACACTTTTAATAAAATATTTTATTAGGACTTTCCCTAGTATTTTGAGTGGTAATATGTGGTAATATAGCCCAACAAAGGAGATTTTATGGATATTTTTCTTGAATTAAAGACGGAATTTGGAACGCTTTACAAGCTGGCTATCCTTTTAGGCATAAGGGAAACAGCAATTTATCAGTGGAAATCTAGAACAAACATTCCAATTAAGCACGTTAGAAGAATTGAGGAGCTGTCAAATGGTCGAATTACTAGAGAAATGCTAAGACCTGACATTTTCGCAAAGGGTTAAAAATGGTTTGGGAATCTTACGATTTGATGAATAACAAAGAAAAGATGCCTTACATACCAGGTGTTTATGCGGTTTATTTTGATAATGCTTTGGTTTATATCGGATCAACCAATAATTTAAAAAATAGATTTTCAGGTCATTCTTTTCGTTATGGATATGCAAAAAATATACATACGCCTTGGCAAGATATTCCTAATTCAACTGTGATAACAGTCAAATTTAGGGCTACTAAAAAATTAGGTGAATGGGCTATGCGTGAAGTTCGCCTTATTTATAGATTAAGACCATTATTTAATACGCATCACAAAGGAAGAAAAACAAAATGAAAAGACCATCTTTTCAGTTTTATCCAAGCGATTGGTTAAGAGATACAGCATTAAGGACTTGCTCTGTAGCAGCTCGTGGATTATGGATTGATATGATTTGCTATATGCACGAAGGTTCTCCTTATGGTTATTTAAAGGTTAACAATAAGGTTATCCTTCCTCAAAACCTTGCTAGAATGGTTGGTCTAACCTTAGATGAAGTTCAAGGTTATTTGCACGAATTAAATGATGCTGGTGTTTATGAAATTGATTCTGGTGGTTCTATTTATTCAAAGCGAATGATTAGGGATGAAGTGCTTAGAAACAAAAGGGCTGAGGGCGGTAAGCTTGGTGGAAACCCTAATCTTAAGGTTAAGCATAAGGTTAACTTAGAGGTTAAACAAATTATAACCCCTTCATCTTCATCTTCATCTTCATCTTCTAATATAAAACCTATGCCTATCGGCTTTGATTTATTTTGGGATGCTTATGATAAAAAAGTAGGCAAACCAAATTCATTAAAGGCATGGTCAAAAATAGCCTTCAAAGACGATTTATTACAAAAAATTGTTGAAAAGGCTTCTTTAGACAAAAAAGCCAAGCCTGATAACAAGTTTCGTAAAGATCCTGAACGCTGGTTAAAAGGTCAACATTGGCTGGATGAGGTGGTAATTGAGCAAGCTCCTGAAGAAAAGATGCTTCCATTGGGTACAGATGCTCAGATTGAAGCTGCTTATAGGATTGAATGTGGTGGTGACCCAACAAGGGCTAGGTTTAACAGTTATCAGGAAATGA